TTTAGGTTCTTCAGGTTGAGCATCTGGGTTGGTTAAACGGTAGATATAAAAGTATGGTTGTCCAGCATAATACCAGCGCTCGTCATGATTGTTGATTGAGATACCATTATACGCATAATTACAATGAATGATATTAGCTGAGTCGATGAACATACCAGTATGTCCGAATGCTCCAGCACTTGCACCTTTTCTACCCCAGATGAAGATATCTCCACGTTGAGCAACGCACTCTGTATTCTCAGCAATAAGCTCATAACCGTTTTTAATAAGCCAGTCGTGCATATACTCAGTATTTACAGCCCAACCAGCAGATGAGGCTCCAGCGCTTCTCAAAGAATAATACATAGCTGATGAGCAGTCGTAAGAGTCTGAGCCATCCCTGTAGTCCATACTATAGGATACTTTGCCCTTTCTAGCTTCCATCCAAGCAATAGCTGTTTCAATACTTACTGCCATTTTACTGTCCTTTCCACGCAGCATTCATCTGCTTGACTGCTGACTCAACGAATGTATCGAGGTCACTGTCAGTCATGTGGATGTTATACTTGCTCAATTCTGCACGAATCTTAATACGTGCCTGTTCCAGTTTCTCCTCGCCCTTGTAGCCAGTTTCAGCAGATACCTGCTCTACTGCATTGACCGCATTTTTGGCCAAGATTTCAACAATCTTGATTGTCTTTTCTCCGCCTTTTTGAACGAGGTATTCTTTGATAGCCTTAACTGCGATACCAGTCAAAATGACAAGGATGCTAATAGCACCATTAAGTAAAATTTCATTGATCTGTTGCATTTATATTTTCCTCCACAATTTCCAATGCTAGAAATTTTTCATACAATACCTTGATGGCTCCATTTCCACCAAGTTCTACGTAACTTTCATAAAGACGAGACAATTCCTCAATCTCATGCTGATTGGTACTGCCTCGTCTAATGGCTTTTTTTAGGTTTTCTTGCAATCGAAAACGCTGTAATCTTTGAAGACCTTTTCCAATAACGTTCAAATCTTTGCTATTATCTTTGCCGATAGCCTCAACATTCGAGACTGTCTTTTCAATGGCACTAATTTTGTCAGACAAGATACTGATTTGCTTGTCAGTCTCTTTTGTATTCTGAGTGCTTTTGAAAGAGAAATAGCTAGGAATGATCACGATTAGAATCGGGCTCAATTTATCCAGAAATGCTAGTAATTCCAATCAGACCACTTCCAATCTAATTTGCAGAAACTCTAGTAGTTTCAAGATCGCTTTCGTTTTTTTGTCCTTCCCACTTCCAAATTGCAAGAAGGCCATTTTGAGATGGTGAACCCTCAAGTTGTTTGATAGACTCGCCTTTGTAAGTAAAAGCCTGATTTGTCTGAATCAAGACACGCTTGCCCTCGCCGTTTAATTCGGCGTGTTCAGGATCTTCAATCACAAACATATCGCCCGGCTGATAAGCCTTCCCTTCCTCAGCAAATGGGAAGAGTTCGACAAGTTCCTTGTAAGTTGTACCATAGGCGATTTTCTCGCCCATGATTGAATCTTGGGCCATAACACGAACTACCTTGTTAATTCTATTGGTTAATTCAAGCAATTCGTTCTGCTTATTTTCAGCTTGGGTAAGTTTCTGTACGGTTTGCTCGATTTTAGATTGAGCTTTGACGATTGCACTTCCTGGATCTAATTCAGATTTAATGATATCTAAAACTGCTTGAATAAGTACATCTTCTTTTTCTTGTGTGCGATCACCTGCCAATTCACGCATGTTGGTGCTGTAACGGTTACCTTCTGACAATCGAATTTCTACGACTGTAACTGTGCTATCTCCAAGACCACGAGTATATGGTTTTGATGCTAGATTGTAGTTATTTACTGACATTAGTTACTTCCTTTCACTTCTTCAAATTTTGCTTTAAGTTCTTCATCTGATTCGATGATTCGTTTCATCTGTTCGAGTTCCATAGCTGTTACCGTGTACAGAGCTTCTAGTGTAGCTGATTGAGTAGCTTCGTTGCTGACTCTTTCACTCAATGATTTAATTGTCAGACTACTAATCTGCTTGTCTTGTTCGTTCATGTTGTTTTCTCCAACCTTTCTACTTTTTGATTAAGTTCTTGAATGGCCTTGATTAGATAAGGCACAAGTTCAAATGTTCGATATGAGTATGCACCGTCTGGATTTTTATAAAACGCTTCTGGTACGTATTTTTGAATATCTTGAGCCATGATACCGCAAGCGATTTCTTCAACTTTGTCATCGTATTCTTTGCGATAACTGTACGTTTTGAGTTTATCAACTACATCAAGCGCTGAGACCTTGCTATCTTGAATGTTGGTCTTGTATCTGCGGTCAGAGATTTCCTTGTTCATCGGAATCCAAGACGAACCACCGCCACTAAAATAAAAATACATATAGCCATTTTCGCTCGAAATCTTTTTGTACTGAGGGGAGTAAATCCAATAACCACCTTGTTTTGTGTCATCGTCCGTTATATAGTAAATATTCCCTGAAACTTTCAGATCTCCATGGATGACAGGAGTTTTCCAAAAATGAGCTTGATTATAGCAATACATTTCACCAGTACGTTTCACATACCAAGCATTAATATCAGGTTTCGCCCAGTCATTTCCCCAGTTAACCCAAAGAGCAGTTTGACCCCATTTTGTGTTACCATTACTCATGCCAACTGCGAATTGGTTAGTACCAGTTAGCCAATATGTACTTGGATCTTTATCGTGAGTACCGATTTGGAATCCACCGATACGACCTTTATAACCTTCAAGTAAGGTTGCAGATACGACTACTGACCGTAGTTTGTTGATAAAAGCATTTTTTGCAGCAAGCTGGTCAGTGAATACATCGCTTGATACTATCTTCTTGGCCATGGCTGAGTCCATGATAACTTTATCAGCTGTGATGGAATTAGACTCGATGATATCCGTGTTTAACTTCCCAATTCGTGCATCACCTACAAATAATCGCTTAAAATAACCGTCAATAGCAGTAATTTCATCAGCAAGTGTTTTACCTTTTAGACGGATTTTATTCGCTTCAATCAACGCTTCATTTGGCGCCAAATTGATTTGAGATGTGACTGCACCTGGGCTAGTCAAGGTTTGGATAGCATACGAGTCTGATAATTGTGCTACTCGTGTTTGCGTAACAACATCTTGTGTAGAGGTATTGTCTGTGAATTTATTGGGTGGTCTGTCTCCACGGATAAGTGACACCTTACCAATAGCAACCGTACCATTCTTCATCAACCAAAATTCAAGAGGGAACTCTCTGGATTTTGATGTTGTTCTTTGGACAGTCATTGTCCCTGAAATTATTTGCGCTCCAGTTCTTGTAAAAGTCACTCTATCAGATGCAAGGCCACCATCTTCTGCCCACAGTTCGATACCAAGAGGGGCGTCTGGTAAAACATCTACCCATACTTCCATACGATAGCTGAGCTTCTCCCCCTTGGTAAAACTTGAGGTATTAAGTGGTAATGCGAATCCATGATAGACTGCTTGAGGTTTATTAACGTTTGTAATTCGTAATAATTTAGTATCCGCATTAATTACGATAACATTGGCTTCTGCTTGTTTCTTGACCCACTTACTGAGGTTTGTTGGATCATATACCAGGTTAAAGTCATCTAAGAAATTAGATACACGACTGACTAGGCCATCAGCAGTCTGAAGCACTTGTGAAATTGCTTTGTCTTGTCGTTGCAAGGTTTGAGTATGTGATGATACGGTATCACGTACATCGTTAAATTCCACGATACTAACAATTTCAGAACTTGAAATGTCGTAGTCAGTCATACGGTCAGAGTGTTCAAGTTTCATCCCACAGATTTCAAGACTGCCATTCCCATTTTGACCAAATTGGATTGAGTTAGAGACTGCATCAGCCGTGAATGTGAATTGATATCGAACCCAATCTTTATTTGAAATGTACTTGACAAAAATACGATTTCTGTCATTCGTAGTCCACGAACGCATCAAAAGATTGACATTCTGATTTGAACTAGTTGAAGAGACTCTGGCCCAGCAAGACATGGTATATTTCTCGCCAACAACCAAATTTATTTTTTGACCGATGTCTTTATTTCCACCATTCGTATTATTAACGACACGCATACCTTTCTTGATAGCGGCATGCGGAGCATCTCTTAATTCGATAACATCTGTACGACCGTTACCACCTGACAAATACAGTCCCCAAGATCCGTTCAAGCCATCGCCTGATGGAATGATAGAAGAGTTCTGCAATAAGTTATCATTACGGATAACGTCTCTTAGTTTGGTTTCAATACGTGAGATTGTCTGTTGAAAACCGTTAACTGATTTATTGACTGTGTTCTGGACTTGGGTTGCAGTTTGAAAACCTCTGTCATTGGCCAATCTGTCAAAATCAGTACGAGACAATTTCTCGATAATCTGACCAGCTTGGACCTCAATCTTGCTTTCAGTGATTGATAACCTATCGCTGATTGGGTCTAGTTCAGATTTTCTTGCAAGGGTTTCAATCGTGTCGTTGATTTGACTGATTTGCATGAAGTTGGAGTCTGTCATATCTTTTATAGACAAAGCAATCTTTAAAGATCGACTTGAATCTTTAAGAGCTTCAAAGGCATTATAATAAGCATTATTCGCAGTTTCGCTTAATGCGTTCAGTTTATTCTTCTGCTCATCTAACTTCTCATTGATTCCCGTATCAAAGTCATTGAATTTACTATCAATCACATCAGATAGTTTCTTCTTATTTTCCTCAGCAACAGCCTTAGCTTGTTCGATACCATCTGTGATTTCACCCTTGATACCTTGAACCTTACGGTCAAATTCCTTATCTGCTTCTTCAATTTGGTTTTGGAGTTGAGCTTCAAACTCATTAAATTGCTCAATTTTTTTGGTAATAGTTCCAGCGTACGAATACTGCGCATCATTACCAGCTTTACTGTCAGCGCTAATGCGACCACGAAGTCCACCTTTAAATTTGAAAGATTGACTCAAAACTGGAGATTTGAACGTTTCTCCTGTGTTGGTTTTGATAGTCACCCACTGACCGACATCAAGTAATAGATGCCCTTGATAATTCAGGCTAAACGGATAGTACCTGATATCCTTGATATTATGATAAAGATTATCTAAAACTGATTGCGACATGAACAGATTATCTAATTCCAATGAACGACCTGTACGCAATCCGACCGTGAGCGTTTCTTTATCTTTTTTACAAGTTATCCCTGCAATTTGATACTCAATCTCGCTCTTGGTCAATCCGTGCATGAAGTAGCTATCAGCAGTTATTACAATCCCAGAATCGGTCAATTCCTTAACTTCAAGTTTTCCTTCACGATTGAAAAAACAAGACATCCCGAGCATTTGAGCTGATAGCCCTAATACATCTCGGAATGTCATTTTTTTATCTTTTGGAACTTTATCAATTCGATAATTCATGGATGCAAGACCCATGGTTTCATTGGCAAGTTCGACACCTGTTTTTAAACAGATTTCTTTGATTACATTTCTGATTTCTGCTGGGTAGGTTAAGTCTGTGACGTGTTCACGGTTCAACTTAAACATTCCATCCATGAGTTCTAATGTAGTAGTGTTACGATTTCGGTCGATTTCAATATCATTGATAAAGTATTCGCCCATCTTCACCCATTCATAGGTTCCATCAACCAAAAGCCCGATTTCTGGGTAAATTTTATCTAACTTATTGAATGTTGTGATAATACTTGTGAATGTAATCTTACCACTACCTGCGCACGTTCCACCTGGCTTATATGTATCGCCTTTGATGTATCCGTAATCAAAACTAGCCTCGTTGATATCTCTAGACTGATAGTTTCCTACTCTGATAGCAAGGGTTCGGTTTTTAGAAAACATTGCTTCGTTGAATTTTTGTCGTCTGAATACATCCATATTTAAAAACCTACCTTTCTATCAGATTGAACTTAGCGCCAGACCATGGCTTAAACTTGTCAGTAA